CAACAAAGTCTTGACGGAATGCATATCAATGAAGCTACCGCAAGGGTTTGAGGACATTGCCGATGACGCGCAGATACCTTTTGACAGCCCTTGACCGTGGACTCCGTGGACATTTATTTTAACGCACGTCCACACCCTTCCAGCCTTAGAGCCGCAACGGGTTGAACAGTGTAAAAAATGCACCGTGGACGTGTGGACGCACACACCATGTTTATAAGAGAGAAGTATATGTTTTGAATCTGAAATATATATATACATTTCTCGCTATAGCAAATGTGGGAAAAAATGTCCACACCGCCACACCACACCGCAAAGCATTGCAAAATAAGGATAAATAGCGTGGACATGCACCGCCACAGTACGGCTACACGTCCACGGAATATGAAAGGAGCACATCATGTACAACTTCGGAGGATGGTACTACATTGACCCGGCGGAGATCGTCGCGGTTGAAAAGCACGATAATGAAAAGGCTGAAAGCTATAAATTCACCCTGACCGTTCGGATGCGGGACGGTAAAGAATACAGCATTGCATATAGCACCAAGGCTGCCCGGGATAAGGATGCCGTGTACATCAACAACGCTGTTGACAATCAGCGCAATAACGCATCCTCGCTCGAAACGGTCCGGCACACTGTCCGTTCGGAAATGGAGAACCTTCGCCGCGATATCCGGGAGTTGAAGCGGCTGGTCAAGACAGGGGAGAGCGGACGATGAAAGCAGTTAAGTTGCCAAGATGCGACCAATGCGACGATTGCTATTTCGACAAATCTCAAAAACGTGACGGCTGTACATATTACTGCGGACTTACAGGGCGTGATGTAGGGCAATCGCATTTTGGGATGAACAGTCCGCGCTGTTGCCCTAAGAGAGAAGAAAAACCGGAGGTGCCGCCATGTTAACACTCCGACCATACCAGACTGAATGCGTCGACCTGATCGACAGCAAGCCGCCCGGAGCGTACCTTGTCCAGATGGCAACCGGGCTCGGCAAGACAGTCACCTTCGCTTCACTTCACCGGCCCGGACGTATGCTGATCCTATCTCACAGGGAAGAGCTCGTTCACCAGCCGCTGAAATACTTCGATTGTTACACCGATTACGAAATGGCCGGACACAGCGCGTCACCGATGGCCGATGTAGTCAGCGCATCCGTCCAGACCTTAACCCGGCGCCTTCAGCGATTCGCCCCGGACGAGTTCGATATCCTCATCACGGATGAAGCACACCACGCAGCCGCCAATTCGTACCGGCGCATATATGACTACTTCACCCCGCGGCTACATATCGGCTTCACGGCAACGCCTGGGCGCGGCGATAAGGTCCGGCTTGATGATATCTACTCCGACATCATCTTTCAACGTGACCTTCGATGGGGGATTGAGAACAAATACTTATCAGATATCTTCTGCCGACGCGTCAATATCGGGTATGACCTGTCTGCCGTCCGGACAAGCCATGGAGATTATGCACCGGGCGAACTGGAAGAAGCCATGGACGGTACCGCCGATGCGATTGCCCAGGTGTACCGCGAGATGGCCGAGGGCGCGACGCTCATCTTCGCCGTCTCGGTCAAGCAGGCTGAAGAGATTGCGACCAAGATACCGGGCGCTGCCGTCGTCACCGGCGAGACAAAGAACCGGTCCGCAATCATCGAAGCATTTACCGCCGGACAGATCCCTTGCATCGTGAATGTGATGGTATTCACCGAAGGCACCGACATTCCACGCGTTGAGACGATCATCATTGCAAGGCCGACGCAGAACGATTCGCTCTACACGCAGATGGTTGGCCGAGGGCTCCGGCTTTATCCCGGCAAGACGCGGCTTAACCTGATCGACTGTGTTGGCGTCACCGGCCGGGCGTCACTCTGTACGGCTCCGACGCTCCTGGGCATTGACATGTCGGACGTACCGGCTCGGATGGCTGAGAAGGTGCAGGGTGATTTGTTTGATCTGCCTCTGAAAGCTGCAGCCGCATCTGATGTACCGGAAAGCTGGATTAAGAACGTCGCTATCGTCGATCTGTGGGCGAAGGAGCAGAAGTACCGGACGCATGATGTCAACTGGTTCAAGATGCCGGACGGCTCCATGGCCTGCAGCCTGCCCGAGCGCGTATCAATCAAGATCGGGCCGATGGACGAACTTGGCCGCGCGGAGTTCATGGGCGTTCGGTACCCGATGCAGGGTGCGCTTGATGCGGCGCTCTTATACCTAGAGGAACGGTACGGCCATCAGCGGGCGTTGTGGGACAACCGGATCGTCCAAAAGTGGGGTAAGGCGCCAGCTTCACCGGCTCAGCTCGCTATAATCCAGAAGCGGTGCAAGGGGTTTGATTCTGCGGGGTTGTCCAAGGCGCAGGCTGGAATGATTTTGAATCGGATTTTGGGAGGGAAGGCAGGATGAACGATAACGATATCGTACAGGCGCTGCGGGAAGCGCTTTTGATATGGACAGCCGTTACTGAACATGTCGTTTCTGAATGCGTAAGTTGTTCAGCGGCGGAGATTGCTGATATGGCACTTGCCGCAGTCACCATCATCGAACGGCAAGCCGCCGAACTGGACAAGCTGCGTAAGGCGACACGCTGGATACCGGTGACGGAACGATTGCCGGAGTTGCCGAAAGACCTCTATGTTGATGACGAGTACAACGTGATAATTGCCGGGTTTAATGTCCCAACAACACTATACTACGTTGCACGTGATGAGTGGCGCGATCGAGATGGAAACTTTTATGCTGTCTCCCACTGGTTGCCGCTGCCGAAACCGCCAAAGGAGGCGCCATGATAGACGCACAAATTTCCCTGGTTGATGAAGACCGCCCAAAGGAGTGTTGCTATTCCTGCGTAAACTTTTCGGAATTAAAAGAGCCGCGGGCGTTGGAGCCGGAAGGATCTATTTACGGTTACTGCTTCAAAAGTGGCACGAAACCCCACAGTTTGAACATGGGCAAAGGGTACGCCGTGTATGTGTCGGAAGGTAAATGCCGAGAATTCAGGAGAAAGAAGCCATGAAAACAACCATCAAGCTCCTGTCCAACCCCGTCACCGAGCACCATCACCAAGTCAATGTCATCCGCTGGTCCATGCTCCACCGCACCGAATATCCCGTTCTGAAGCTGCTGCACCATGTACCCAACGGAGGCACCCGGGATACGGTCGAGGCGGCCCGGTTGAAAGATGCCGGAGTCAAGCCGGGCGTCCCGGACCTGTGCCTGCCGGTCGCCCGATGGGGATATCACGGAATGTACATAGAAATGAAGAAGCCGGACGGCAAGGAAGAACCGGAACAGAAATGGTGGCACGACGAGCTGACCGAACAGCGTTACTGCGTTCGGACCTGCTACAGCTGGGAAGATGCGGTGCAGCTGATAATGTGGTATTTGAGTGAGAAGGTGTATCAATGAATGAAAAATTAAAGCCGTGTCCGTTCTGCGGCGGCGAGGCCGAGTTTGTCCGAGGCAACAGGAAGATCAATGGCTGCTATACGGATGTCGTGAAGGTTGTCTGTAAGTCGTGCCAGTCTAGTAGCGAACGGGTTATTTACAATAAGAAAAAGCAAGGGGGAACAGGCGAATACTCGGAGGCCGCCGCTCTCTGGAACCGCCGCACACCCGATATAGTGCGGTGCGGTGAGTGCGACAAGCTGATGACCTTCGACTGTATGTTGTGCAGCTTTGACAACGAAGGATTCTGTACTGGCGGCCCTGATGACGACCAGTTCTGTTCTTTCGGGCAGCGGAGGGTATCATCATGAATAACCCACCCCACGTCAACCTGTGCGACAACTGCCAGCTCCTGTACGAAGCCGGCTTCACCGTTAAGAAGGGCCAGACCGTTACGAATTTCGTTTGCTCGGGCTGCGGCAAGCGAATGTCAGTCGGGAAGAAGTGTCAGCTCACGCCGAAGAGGAAGGATGAGAATCATGCCGGGCGATGACCGTTGCGTCTGTTGTGGCGAATATGTACCGGAGGGCCGCCAAGTCTGTGCGGCGTGTGAAGGAGGGGTGACGCGCATGTCAGCAGCACAACGGCCAGGCATCGTCTGTCCATATTACAAATTCGATAAGGATGGGCAGCTCGTCTGCGAGGCCGGCAAGCTCGAAATGCTCCGGGATAAGAAGCTCCAGGCCGATTACATCAACGGGTATTGCGCCAGTATGAACTTTTCGCATTGCACCATGGCCAGGGCGTTGACTCGGCATTATGAAAGCGCATCAAAAAATTTAGATAAATGAAAGGTGATACCCATGAAACAGTACATCGGCACAAAGATCATCAGTGCAGAACCCGTGAACCTCATTGATGCAGAATCGCGTCTCGGCCGCAAGATAAAACCTGGTAATGAGCCGGGATATCTGGTCGAATATGAGGACGGATATGTCTCGTGGTCCCCGAAAGATGTTTTCGTGAAAGCATACCGGCCCACTGACGGCATGACGTTCGGGCTTGCCATAGAAGCGATGCGGGCAGGCAACAAGGTCGCCCGGACCGGGTGGAATGGCATCGAGCAGGGGAAGACACTGTTTATCGTCTACATGGAGCCGCTTTACCTGCCGCCGTATAACACAACGGACACGGCCCGGAAAGTCAATGACAGGACGGCGCGGTGGATCGGAGAGGAAACGCCCCTTGACTCACAGGCTTATTTTGCCCTGTTCAATAACGGTAAGTGGCAACCCGGCTGGGTACCGTCAGTATCTGACTGTCTGGCCGACGACTGGATGATCGTATAACCACCCCAACACACAACAAAGCCCGGCCTACTCAGGCCGGGCTTTGTAATTACCGTATTTATGGTAGCGGCGTTTCGCTTTCCTGCCGTCGTTTTTCCGCTTCCTCCTGCATCTTCTCAATCGTAGCGCACAGGTTGGCCACGATCAGGAGCACGTCGGCGCCTTCATTCAACGCATTGACCGAACGGCGGAAATACGCATTGTCGCGGTACAGCTTGGATTCTTCGGGCATCAGGACTTGCATCAGGTCGACATTGTTGATTGCGATTTGCTCTCTCATATCGTTTTATCCTCCACATACTCCATAATGTCCCCAGGTTGGCACCCGAGGAAACTGCACAGGCGCTCTATTGTCCGAGTGTCGATGCTGCCGGTTCCGTCCTTCATCTTCTGAAGGGCAGACTGCGAAATGATATTTTTTTGCCTTATGTCATATTTGCTTATCCCGCGTTCTTTGAGCAGGGCAAAAAGCTTGTCGTACCTGCACCCCACGGCCTCACCACCTTCCGATAAATTATATCATAACCACTGCACGAAAGCTAGTGTATAAGCTAAATAATAGAAAAAAGTGGAAGTTTGTGCAAAATGACGATTGACTATACACGAAAGAGCGTGTATATTGACCTCAAACAGGGGCGATTATTGTACATTGAAAATTTGAAAGGAATAAGCGATATGTTTGAAGGAGCATTGCACGATCACCCATCGTGGGCCAGACCCAAATGGCAGGCCGGGGCAACAATCACAGAGAGCATGGAACATATCAGGATCGAGGGGCACACCGGCACATGGTATGTCATCGACAGCGGGAAGTTCTACAATCACGGATTCGGTTCAGCACCTCACTACTTCTTCCTGCTTGAGCACGAGGAGTATGGTGATGAAGCGGCCAGCCTGATCGTTGATGATGAGGGCGAGATCATTCTGGACGATGTATGGAACGGCTTCAACGACTTGGAAGACGAAGGATGGGAGAGGGTTGACGTATGACATATCCTGAAGCGGTCCAGGCCGCGAGAGCCGTAACCACCTACGAGGAAGTCGACGCTTTATGCAAGGCTATTGAAGAAGAGTATGAAACGATAAGCGATTCTCAGTATTATGCGATTAGGAACATAGCCATCAACGCGGCGTACAAAGCGCTTTGTGAAAAGGAGAAGGACACATGACATTCAAAGAAGCTGTCACCGGCGACATACCGGTTATGACTGACCGGAAGATAAGAGAATCATTCGAAGTAGTAGCCGTTAACCAGCGCAAAGGTATATGGAAGATTGGCAAGATGGACGGCGCGGCATTTATGTGGATGGGAATGCCGTGGACAGGTTTCGATGACTTACCGGTTTATGATTGGACACACACAGACAAGACGATGCTGATTATTTTGTAAAGGAGCTTTCACATCATGACAAACCACACCACACACCGGCTCAGATCGCCACCATGAGAGCCCAGCGCCAGACACAGACAGCCCAGCACCTTTTCAGGACGTTTCGCGACGCCCTGAATTTTTTTATGCCTATTTGATGCATTTACGCTTTTAGCGTGATACCGTTTAAGTGAATGGGGGTGAGGACGATTGCCGCATATGATTGGCCGAAGATCAAGGCCGAGTATATCTCGTCCTCAATTTCATTACGGGATTTAGCATCTAAACATGGCATTCCATTCCCCACCGTAAGGGACAGAGCAAAGCGGGAAGGGTGGACAGCGGAGCGTGACGCGTTACGTAACAAGATTGTGTCGCGCACGTTACAGAAAACTGCAGAGAAAGTGTCGACCAAAATTGCCGCTGGACTCGATAAGGAATACGCCATTGCGGACAAGCTTGCCGACGTGCTTGTC